ATTCCCGTGAAAGCTTCAAGTCCACCTTGCCAATTTCCTTTTGCCACTTGCCCATGTCCAAATTGAAACGACCCTGAGCAACCCCAAGATGCCCTTGGCTAACACCAAGTTGTGCAAGATCGAGCTGCATATCGAATTTATCCTTCTCTTTGTCATAGGAGAACTTAGCAATCTCAAGTGCCTGCTCCTGAACCCACTTGTTATTATCCACGGCTGCGCGTGCGCGTTCACCTGCAATCTCCGAGTAAGTGTTCAAGTAATCATTCTCCATCTTCGTGATTGCCTTGGTTCGATCAGAGACATGGTTGTATACGGTCTTGTCGATTTCCTGAGCGCGTGTGAGCATATTATCCTCAAGCTTGAGAGCGGCCTGCTTATACGCATCATGAGCCTTCTGTTCATTGGAGTAATATTGTCCCTCTACGCCAGCAAGCTTATTTGCATACTCTTTTCCAGATAGAGCTTTCTCTGTCTGTAGATCAGCTATGATCTGTTCTCCTTGTTTAAGGGCGGTGTAAACATCTGCTACTTTTGCAGATGCCCTCCAGCCACCAGAGATTCCAAGATCAAGAAGCAAATCCTTCCTATCTCTCTCATTCTGGGCCATCTGCCTTTTAATGGACTTTTCAAACAGAAAGTCAGACCGCTCTCGTTCTGCGTTCAGAATAGATTCTTGTGAATCCCTAGTTCTCTTTGCAGAATCGAGCTGATGTCCAAGCTGCTCTTGGAAGAAATCATCATGCCTTTGGAACATAGCAGCATCCTGCTGCATACGCTGGCCTATATAGTCGTTCATTATCCTGTCTGAATCCTGAAGACCTCGTTGACTATTACCATAAATAGATGCTGCATCCTGTTGTGCCTGATCGAAATAGTCGAACAACGGGTCAAATGCTTCTTCTGCTGGACCTTGTTGCTCCTCTGGAAGTGCAGAGATAAATGAATCCTGTGGAGGAGTAGGACGATTTTGTGCCTGCGCTACCTGCTGTGCCTGCGCCTCTGCTTGACCTGCCTGAGTCTCTGCAGCAAATTGCGCTGCAATCGACTGTTTCTGTGACTCTTTAAGAAACGGGTCTTCTACATTTATGGTTTTACCACTCCTTGTAACAGCCGTAGTTGCCCCCGTTGCTCCAGCAAGTTGCTCCTGAAAACGCTGTTGCCTCTGTTGTTCTGCAAGTTGCGCAGGAGATGTCCCGGGTCCAAATGTTGCACCAAGGCCAGAAAATTGAAATACTCCTGCAGCACTTCTTTTAGCTTGCTCTAACTGCTGTTCTTGAGCCTTTCCAGTGACACCTGCTTTGGTAAGTCTTTCCCTAGCTCCCTTTTCTATTTCTCCCTGACCCTCTTTCTTAGCAGCTCCCTGTACAGAGAATCGCGGTCCGCCTTCTTGTCCGCTTGCACTAAGAGTTGCGGGATTAAAGCCGAGTGTACCATTTGTGAGGAATGGATTATTCAGGCCAAACTGTCTTCCTATATTACCCACTTGAAAGGGGGTTACATTTCTTGTAGAGCGAGGAACTAGGAATGTACTGCCCGGAACAAAGCTGCCAGTTTGTAAATCTTTTGAGCCACCAACTATGGAGGTAGTTCGTGAGCCTACTCCTGCCCTTCGAGAAAATTGTACATTGCGCCCGAGCGTTCTTGCACCTTGATTCATTTGTGCTACCTGTCTCCTCTGGGCTCTTTGCGCGTTTCTGTTCGCCTGAGCTGGTGCCCTCACACTGCTGCGAATACTTCTTCGAGATGGCCGTCCTGTAGTTGTGATAGCCATTAAGCATTTTGTTGAATGATAGAACCCGTCTGAATATCGGCATCATGGTCTGCATCACTAGCTGAGAACTGTGCAGTAAGAGTGATGGCTTCTGTCCCTGAGTTATCAAATGTAATTTCTCCGGCAGCGATAGCAGACCCAGAAGCAAGAGCAGTGGAAACATCTGCAATCCCGAATATGAGGTTTCCTGAACAATAGTTTGTTCCTGAGCCACCTACGGTACGAATATTTATCCATGCGTCCATAGACCATGCCCTTTCTGCATTCGTAGCAGTTGAGGCTTGGAATCGTGCAACGAGCGTTCCTCCGAGTTTCAACCTTATATCTAGGCCACCTGAATCTAGTCGATATGAACCTCCTACCCTTACATGTATTACATCTCCTGCAGCAAGACTTGAAACACTGCTTGCACCAGTCCATGTGGGAGTCATTGCGTTCTCTGTGGTGTCACTAGCACCTACTCCTGACGAGGCTGCCGTAACACCTCCTATTCTCGCTACAGACTGCGCAGGAGTTCCACTCGACCAATCTGTTCCATCTGACACGAGAGCGTTTCCTGATGTGCCCGGCGCAACAACAGTCATAGCGCTGGCACCCTGCGCAATTACAACAGCCTTAGCCGTCAGACTGGCTGCTCCTGTACCACCAATCGAAGAATCAACAACTCCACTGGAGTTCATTGCTGCAACATTACCCGCAGCAGGAGAATCACCAGAAACCTGTACAGCCACATCTGCGGGAATAACGAGGTCTGCCCCACTTCCTCCAGTTGCCGTCTGTGCTGCGATCTCTGCGATGGTTGCAATCTCCACTTTTCCACCAACAGTTTCACTGGCATCTGCAGTAGTTCCCGTTGCAAACGTTGTCCATGCTCCACTTATATATTGGTTCATTACACCTGTTGTTTCATTAAAAATTATCATTCCATTCACACCTGAAAGCGCATCTCTCTCTGAGGTTGTGAGACTTGGCAGTGTGAAGAACTCGTCGCCATCGGTTGTGAATGTCACTGTGGATGGGCTCATTAGTCCGTTGAATGTTTGCGTCACCCCTGCACCAAAAGCGTTTGCTCTGTCGGTATCGGCCTTCTGATTCAGAAGCTCATGCCAAACAATAAGTCTCACCTCCGCGTTCTTAGAGAAAGCCTGACCAGTCCCAGATGCGGTGAAGGCACCAGAGCCAGAGGTGGCGAGAGGCAATCCACGTCCCACACCAGCAGTCGTAAGAGTAACTATATTGTTTGAGGTTGAAATACCATTGAAGCTCATAAGTTCGACCTTCTCTGTATTGCCGACTTTTTCTTTAATCTCTACAACTCCTGAAGACTGAGTCCAAGCGGTTTCAGTGCCATTGATGGTCATTGCAGAAAATTTAATACTAGCCGTCTGCGTATCCGTGATGGGAACATTCAGAGTAGTCTTATGGCCGGAGAAGACGTCATATGATGTAGTGGGTGCTGCCATGATTAGTAATGAGTATAGGGTATAGCATCAAAAAGTACGACCTCGACTTGCCATTTCTCAATGGCCCAGATCGCACTTCTCTCGAAAGAAGAAAATTTAAGTTTAAAGTCTTCACCTCTTCCCATTACCACGAATGGGTAACGGAAGGGATAAAGTTCTGTTGTATCTCCACCGCCACCTATCTCCACATCTCCGCCAATAAGCAATTGTCCTATTGATACTGAATTAGAAGAAAGGTCTCCGTGAATCTGACCATTGATAATTCTGTAACCACCAACTCGCTCATTGTTCACAAGAGTTTCCATATCTATTTTCGTGTTTGCTCCGATGAATCCCTCAACGACACCCTTTGTGAACATCTTCATGGAGCGGTCTCCCAAATCGTATCTTCCAGTAAAAAGTTCGTGCGGTGTCGCCAGTGAGTCCATATCAATTTCATCACCTACTTTGTATACCTTGTCATTATCACGATTACCGAAATAGAAAAATCCTTTATAGTCCTCCCAATGAGATGCGTCATGATCGTCGGGAAAGCTATATTCGTCGAGCCTATTATCAAACACAATTGTCTGTAGAACATTATCTATGTTCACAGTCAAGCGTATTTTCTTTTCTCGTGGAGAATATTTCAATCTCGCTTGTGTCTGGCTGTAATTACCAGCTTCACTGAGAATTGGGAATATTTTTTCATCGAATTTCTCATCTGGGAGCAATTGCTGATTCTCAGGGTCATATCCTATGCGAATCAGCCGATCACCAGTAAAGAACACAACAACATCTTCCATCTCCTCCACACAAAAAGCATTTGGACATCCATAATTTCCAGAGAACACTCTGTCTACTGAGAACACCTCCGCACCCGCAGACGATATTTCTATTGTGATGTAGTAAACTTTATCCTTAGTGAAAACGTACAGCCTATCGCGTGTGGGCAAGAGAGCCGTAATAACACCGCCCTCACCAATCAGATAGTTATTACCATCTGAAAAGTCCTCCACATTCGATATGGTACCTACAGAGGATACAGTCTTGCTGTAACGCAAGACATTAGGTTCATCAGTAATCCCTCCAAGCCACATGGTGTCTCTCCATAGAGCCATCGTGGAGGCCAGCAGAGACCCACTGGCAGGAGCCGTGAAAGTTCTTGCTTCGGTCACATATGCATCTACAGCATGTGTACCAGTCTGGTTTCTGATGTAATGGATGTCGTCTGTAACGACGTCGTAATAGTCAATCTCATCTCCACCTATGTACAACTTATCAGTGCCATCCAAGAAGCGATTACCCTCAGCAGGATTCAGGTCTATCTTATCATCCTGAATCTGCACATAATCATCTGCCTTACTATCTGGGTCAGTGCCATCTGAGAGACGAACATAAATTGTATCAAATCCAAGAGTGTCATTGTCACCCCAATCCCATTCACCTGTAGCAAGGCTGCCAACTGTCCCCGCACTCATGGCAGCACTATTTTCAAGGATGTCCAATGGCTCCACAGGAATACTTGGGTCTCCACCACCATTTGCCTCAAGATAATATTCGTCCGTACCAGAACCGCTTGCAGTCCATTGGTATGTAGCTGCGACAGAAAGATCGACAGTAAAATTCGCTTCGCTTCCAGTAACAAGGGCTACAGCCAACTGACCGACAGAAACAATTCCTGCGTTATCGGCGCCGTTACAGTAGTATAACTTGCCTCGATACTCAGTAAAGAAAACATCATTATCCTTAGTAAGTGCGATTCCCGTATCAGCCTCGACCCAATCAACCGTGGTCGCACTTGTGAGGTAAATTTTACCGTTTACTGCTTTCCACAAAAGGTCTGGATATTGCCCCATATGGTACAGACCATCTATTCCCTCATCTGTTTCCTGAACTGTCCAACCGCTCGGCAGATGAAATCCTTTCTGAGTCACAGCAAACCCATCTGGACTGTATTGCATGTGCCTAGAAAACACATTCTCCTCTGGCTTCACATTCTTCTCTCCCGAGGCTAGGTTGATACCACCCGCCATATGCTTGCCGACGAGCAACTTTTTGCGTGGCATTACCAGCCGGGAACAAAGGCACGATGTACGGAATCATCTTCGGTAGCGATCTGTTGCCTTGCTCCATCCAACATCTCACGAGCGAGCTGTTCATATTCTATAGCTTTATCTGAGTCATACATGACCCTGTGCCCGCGTGCAGCAAGCCTATAAATTACGTATGCATCCCACATTTGATAAATCTCCATGGCGCTAGAACTTGAAAGCGTATTAGTGGCCTTTTTATAGTAATGGAGCACTGAATCCTGATCTGCAGAAGGAGCAGGGGGAAGAAGAAGGTATGTGGAAAAAATACTGAAGAATCGAGCGGGTATTTTTTCCGAAACTCCATATTTTGCATAACGGTGTCCAACACCACTTACGAATAAAGAGCGAGCCTTCGCCATGTCTGTAGGAATGACATATCCGAGCTGTACTGTATCTCCAGAACTATAATCTCGGTCCAATGCATAACTTGAATTAAGGGTCACAGTTAGTGACGATATTGAATCGTAGATATGGGGGATTCCATCTATAAGAATTAACCCGCCACCCGTAGGATAGCCGGTGGCGGAAGTAATGCTTACAGTGCCATCTCCAGAAGAAGGCGCGGCTGAAAGAGTTGTATCTGCAACTGTTCTGAATGAATAAGTTCCATCCTGAGACTTCAGTCGCGTCTTCTCTAAGAATATTTTACTAAAGCGATTTGCCCATTTTTCCATCTGCGTCTGCTCCAAGCCCGGAACAGGATTTGCGCTATCTACAGCCATCTCGTTGTAGGCTTCTATTACTACATCGCCGAAGGTGTTGAAGTTATAATTGGTCAATGGAAAATGGGGAAAGATTACTCATCGTCGTCGGAACTGAGGTCTTCAGAAGGAGTTACTTTTTCTGCGGCTGCGGCCTTAGTGACTAAGTCTGGCTCATCAGGATTAACTTTTTCTTCACCAAGTGATGTCCTTATAGCTGCAAGACGCTTTTCACGCCCCGTTGCGGGGTGAACCTTAATTCCGTTCAGTGTCATATACTCCTTAAGCTCTGCATCACTAAGAGCATTTATTTCAGTCCAACTCTTAGCAGTGGCAGTCCGCTCTTCTTCTGGTGGAGTCTGTGCGGCTTCAGGGGAAGCTGTAGGCGAAACTGCTGGGGGTGGCAAATCAACTTCAATATCATGATTCTCTTTGTCGGAATCCTCGAAATCCTCAAGGATGGATGCATAGTCCATTCCCACTACCCTGTAGGGGTAGTTGTGCTCACCAGATCGGAGAATCTTTCCGATTGGTGTTTTTCCTGTAAGAGTTGCACGAAGATTTGTTTGTTCATCTTTAATATCATCAAGCAGTCCCTGACGGCTATTTTCATACTTAGCCATCTCTGTTTCAGATGCCAGCATACCGTCATACCTCTTCAGTCTGTCCTTTGCTACTCGCAATCGGTAGGCAATAAGGTTTGGATGAAGGTATGTCCCGCATGAGCGGAATTCTGGGAGATGGTGCCTGCCTCGGCCCATGCCATCTGCTTCGCTGGATTTTTGCAACTGCTCCTTGCTTGAGAAATTTATTTCACTTGGTAGCGGGATGGGTTCCGCTCCGAGTGCTTGCAGTCTTCGATACTGCGTCATTTTTAGTTCAGCCATCTTTAGATGGGGAAAGTGATAGGAGAAGGGGAAAAGCCCCATCTCAACCCCTCAAGAGGAGCTGAGTGGAGCTTTTCTTAGGTGGCTGCCGAAGCACCTGCCACGGCAAGCTGACCACCTGCGCCGTCGTTTCCAACGCCGCAATCAAGATTAATGAAGAATTTTGCGCTAAGCGTGCCCCATGTTTTCGCCTCAGTTACATCATCTGCAGCTTGAGCGATAAACATAGAACCGATAGCACCTCCTTCCATATTCGCTACCTGAATGGATACCTCTGCTCCCGAAAGGAGCTGAGTTCCATAGCAGTTACGAATCCAAACATTCTTGGCTGCCGTTGTCTTATTATGGAAAATGGCAGATTCGAAGTTTCCGTAGAAGAAGCAATCTTCAAAGAAAAGATTTTCACTGTCAACGAAGTAGAAGCAGCCAGTCCCAGCACCGCCATCGGTTCCTGCTGGGTCAGTTGGCTGATAGAACTCACACCGACGAAAGATGAAATTATCTTTTGTCGTTGCGATATTTACGAAGTTGACAACCTCTTTCGTTGAGGATGATACGAAAACGCAGTCCTCGCATGTAAAGCCGCCCTGATTCACATCCAAAACAACTGCAAGACTGTCTACACTAGAGACAAATTTCAGATTCTTGAATGTAATATCGGCTGCATCGATGTCGATGTCAGCAGTGGTAGCCGTACCAAGAGTAATCGTAGGACGTTGGTCACGGTTTCCCAGACCAAGTACGGTAACCCCAGCTACATCTGCAACAATCCCTGCAGCAGCAGAAATTGTTTCAGTGTGTCCGGGCATTACTACGATGTAGTCACCTGTGGAGAGTCCAGATATATTAAATGCATTCTCAATGGATGAGACTGGATTATGCAAACTCCCGTCGCTATTTGCGTTTCCAGTGGAGTTATCTACAAAGTAGACTTCTCCGATCACGTCGGGTATTTGCCCCTTCAGGTTAGAAGTTTTCAGGTTGTATGCGTTAGTGGGCATAGGTCAGAAGGAAAAAAGAAAAATGGGAGGCATTTCACCTCCCTAGTTTTAGGTGGCATTCGAGCCAGCAATCCAGTTCGAGTCAAGGTGGCCTATGTCGTACCACATTTTCGCCTTGAACTGCACAGAGTTGTTGTCCGGGTCTACTGTTGGACGCTCTGGGTTCGGGAAGCGACGAACAACCGACATGAGGTTGTCCTTAAGCGAAGAATCCGTAACGAACCAGTAACGGCTCTTATTCGTATTCTTTGCACCCGCAGCAGTTGTATCAAGATATGGCACAATTACATGGCGGAGTTCGCCCGCATACACGGTGACGTTGTTGAAATCAGTATCCAACTGCATCGGCTGTGTAGTGAGGCGTTTTGCTACGTGACGTGTAGCAGCGTGTGTACCCGTGACAAGTGTATCTGCCATAGGGTTCACAAGTTGACCATTATGGTCAATAAAAGCGGCCATCAGGTCTTCGGCGCTCTCCAGAGACCCCTCGGAGAGGCGTGCTGTCAGGAGGTTGTCGAAGGTATCGCCACTATTGAGAGTATGCGTATCTGCGATGAGCGCAGCAGCATCACCTCCAGTGTTTGTGACGGTCTCACCGTCACGGTCAGTATAAGATGTGTCGAAAGCAAAGGTAAACCTGTGAGCAAGGTCGAGGGCATAACCACGCCACAGCTTTCCGCCAACTGCACGAAGCTTACGATCAACCTGTGGATATTTGGAGAATTCCAAAAGGTCCTCAGTGATCTTCTTTCGTGCGGTTCGCTTCTGCTGTGTGAAGTTCTGCGTATCTCCCTGAGTATCTTGGGTCAGTGCGTAGTCTTCACCGTCACCAGTCTTGGAACCGAATCCAGACTCGTTGAAGGAGCTGTGCTCCTCGGTGTACTCCGCAGCACCCTTCTCCCAGAAGAGATTACGGACGCCCTGAATCTTCCTCTGTTCCATTTTGGCTCCCTTGTGCCATGACACCAGACCATTCTTGCGAATGTCATTTATCTGACCACCAGTTACGGGGTTTGAAAGTGGTGAGGGCATGATTAACTAAAAGGGAAGGAATTAGGTAGCACGGCTGTAAGGCGTAACGCTGAAGAATCCTACAACCTCAGCAGTGTTGATGAACTTTGTAATGCGGAAATCATCATTTGTTGATGCTGCCACATCGAGTCCATCAGCAGAATTGAGGTCAACAAGATCATCAACCATTGTTGCCGCAGCAGTGCCAGATTCGACAGGTGCATACCACCACAGATCAGGATACGTCAGAATGACAGTCGCAAATGGAGTGTCAGTTGCTGAGGCGGCCCGGTCTGCATCGTGATAAACGCCCATAATCTCACCATTGGATGCACCAAGGGAAAGAGTTGCGGCGCCACCTGTCCAAACAAGAGCGTCCCCTACAGATTTAGCCTCTGAAGCGACCATTTGGTAGCGCGCTGTACGCAATCTGATTGCGCCATACGGCTGGAATCCGGGTCGGGTAGGCATTAGAAAGTAGGGAAGGATTTATAAAAAAGTTCGGACCTTGCGGCCCGAACCTCACGCAGAGACATAATGTCAGTACTACGAGTCCAATATGTCGTCTATGTTCTCAGGAAGGAAATCTTCTAAGTCCTTCTCTGTATGACCAAACTCTTCCATGGTTTGACGCTGGCCAGGCGTCAGTTTAGAAGTTTCAACTACTTCGGAACCGCCGCGTACAGGAATCGTAGCACCCTCTTGCTGCTTGAGGATGTCTAAGCCCACGTCATTGGCTGTTGACGTCTGGGACTCCTTTCCATGCAGTGCCTTGACGACCTTGAAAAGTTGCTCGGGGTTATATTCTGCAAACTTTGGGTCGTTGTACATAGTACGGAACTCTTGTTCCAGATCACCCTTGAGGTCAGGGTGCTTTACCTTTAATCCACTGATGCGTTCCTCCATGAGTTCAGACTTCAGTGTTTTTACCTCTTTGCTCACCGCTCCAACTTTTCCACCAAGGCCTTCGAGGTCTTGGTTCTGGTTGTCACGATTCTCAAGAAGTTCTTCCACTGTTGAAGCACCATATTCGGAATGACGCTTTAAAAGCGACTCTGCCAATCCTTTGTCCTCAGATGCGATTTCATAAATCGCTTCTGGGTCTTTGGAAAGCAGTTTCTCGGCTACGCCGATCTTTTGGTCCGTCAGGGTGTTGATCTTCGTCTGGGCATGGCGATCATCTTTGCTCGGTGGCTGCGGTGCTGGAGGAGCTGGAGGTGTAGGTGGAGTTTCCTCCTTCTTTGCAGGCGGAGGAGGTGGTTTGGTGTAATCAACACTAGGTGTAATTTCACCGAACACACCGGGGTCATTCTTGTCACCTTCCTCGTTAGGCTCGACTAGCTGTTGCCCTGTACCGGGTTGGGCTCCCGTCTGAGGCTGTCCGTTAGGATTCTCAGAACCATTATCGTCTGGCATTTGATTAAAGGGAAAATAGATAATTAGAGCCGATGGCTCCGGCATGAGGTGGTAGGTTCATAACGCAGCCATCGGTTTGACGTGCATTGCTTTTAAAGAGCTACCACCATATGTACACCAATTTTAATATGGAGTCAATATTAAGCCAGAACCCGGAGCCTTGTCATTGCTCCCCCAATCCTGCCTCTGTTGTTCGGCAGCCCACTCCTCCCATTCATCATCTGAAGCATCGTAAGCGGGAGCACTCATATCCCATTCCGCTTTCCCGAGGTTCTTTTCAAAATCCACAGGCTTTGTAAAGCCAACGAAATTCATGTGTTTGCACCCATCACAAACAAAATAAACTCTATGTGCATCTTCTCCGTCTATAGAAACAGATGGATTCACCTTTTGCACGAATACATTTCCGGGCCTACGAAGTTCGGATAGTACACCTTCGCAATTGGTACATGGGTGCGTTGAGTGCTCTATCCATGTGAAGAACTTATAAAACTCAGGCCGGAATCTTCTATTCGACTTGTTCTCCATCTGGACGAGGAGCTTTAAAAATCTTATTCGGTTCCCTCACATTCTTCTCCATTTCAATTGTGCTGTCTTTTTTGGATTGTTCTATATCCCGCTTGTAATTCTCTCTGTCTACTATGATTCTCCCAAAAGCCCTGCTTGAAACCTTAAAGTCGTGAGTTTCATCTTTGTCCTCGCTTTGCATTGCATCACGTGTACACTTATCAATTTTGTAACCCAGATAGCGCCAAAATACTTTCATCTCTGGCTTCCCTAACACACTTACCAACGCCTTCTTCTCCTCGACGGAGAGTGGGGGGTTTCGCTCTATTTCTATAGTCTCAGCGATTCGGATTGTCCTCGTAGGGAGGAACTGTTGAAACCATTTGAAGATCATCCAACTGTTTGGGCATTAAATTCCTGAGCTTCTTCAGGTGTAAATTGTCCTTGAGCCAGTTCGTCCGCGAATGGGTTTGGCTCTTCATTGAACTCCATAGACTGCTCCTTGAACGGCAGTGTGGTAGCGTTAGCAATTCTGGTAGCAGACTGCATTGCCATACTTTCCTCCTGTTCGTCCTGCTCGTCCATAATTACCTTCTTGACAGGAAGTTCATTTACCTCCGCATACATCTTTGAAAGTGCAGCAATATCCCACACACCCTGACCCGGGATTGGCTGTCCGTCTGGTCCTGTCTCTGCTCCTGCCTGCGCCATGAATCCATTCACATCGAGAGCAAGATTGATTATTTCTGCGAACAATAACTTCTTCGCCTCCTTGGAACTACCCATGGCGGACGGGCGGACGGGACGAACATTCAAACGCCCCTTCGTACGAATGTACTCAGGACGCCCAAGAATATAGCTGTTATCGTCGGATTTCTTAGCAACAAGAGAGAACAACGCTTTGCCCTCATCGTATTTCTCTTCAAATTTTACGCCTGCTTTTATAGGAATCTTTCTGTACTGGAAGTATCCCTTTGGTACGAGATGCTCATCACGAATGATGTCCTTATTCTTCAGATGTTTAACTTCATCTGCATCGGTTATAGCAACAACAAACGGTGTCGAGTAGTACTGCTGACCGTCCTGAATCATAATTTGACCAGTACGTACTACAAAATCACTTTCGTTTTCACGCAAGTTGAAATTCACACGACTCATCATACTTTCTTTCTTCAAAGCCTCCACTCCCACACGTTCACTCTGCCCCTCTGGGGAGAATATCTGCTGGTAGTTCACTCCAGTCAGCCAAATCAGTATCGTTTCAAGCTCAGATTTCAGTTGCCACACTTCAGCAGGAACCTGAGTGAGCTGCCCAAGCTCAGCCTTTCCGAGCGCGTTCTCCAAAACAACACCGGGATATGGAGCAAGTGCCTGCGGGTCAATTCCTGAGTCTTCACCAAGGAAGAGCATAGGGAAACTGAGACCAGTCGCCTGTACAGCAGCATTGACCAGCTTGTTGTAAGCAGCCTCCACGGATTCAATGAGTTTGGGTACACCCTTAGAGTAGAAGCTGTGAGGACGGCGATACATGTGCATTGCTGCAAACGGAAGCTCCTTGTGATCGTCCACCAATGGAACATTGCGAATGATGATTCCGTTTGCGATCATCACATATTCATCTGTGAACTTATTCCAGTACTCCAAGAGCTTCACCTTCTGTGTGAAGTCAGGACCAATATCCTGTGATGGTGGAACCACCTCTCCCTTATCGTAATCAACATCATAAACCAGTCCGGGTTTCACGTATTTCGTATTTATGAAGCGCTTGTCATTTTGTACCTTCTGCCGGAATTTGTTCCAGCTCAACTCAGTAATAAGTGCGCAGTCTTCTGTGTCCTCATCCAAATCATGTGCTGAATCATCGATGAGAAAACGATGTGGGTCGTCTATCACCTCAAGAACAACATCATCCTTGGGATGGTCAGTCACTTCCTTAATTCCAATCTGTACTCCCTCATCTCCTTTCAGGGGGATGCGCTCCTGAAGGATGCGCGTCTCCTTTGCGTAATAGACTCGAACCACACACCAGCCATAAATACGACATATGCGCCGGGCCTTTATCTTTATCTTCTCCCAATTACTTCTATCCAGCAGATGATCTTTGAGTGAATTAAGAATTGGTATCTTTTGCTTATCCTCATCCTCCACAGCCTCAAATTCAATGTCTGGGAAAGCATCTACCTCTTCCGCCATGGCCGCGTCAATCACCATGTGTGACAGAGGGAACCGTAGATTAGGCCTATTCTCCACAGGAGTCACATATGCCTCATAGGTAGAATCAGCATCCTCCCACTCATCCTCAAATTGCTGCCGTGCAGGGAGCATCTCTTGTTCTACGCGATTTAAAATCCGAATAAGCTTCTTCTGCTCATCATCAGTTGCTTTCCACTCACCAACATTCTCATTCAGCCGATCTTCTGAGTCGGGCATTCCGGGGCCGGGGTCAAATGTGAGGTCTTGTTCGGGCATTAGCTCATTCTATATCATATTTAGTGCGAAACCACAACTTATATTCCTCCAGCGAGAGCTGAAAGACGATCTTTGTGTTGGTTGTTCCAACCCATAGATTCACGACGTTTATTTATGACACTTCGCCCCCCTCTTCCACCACCCTGCGTCTGTATTAAGCCATAAACAAAGGCATCCACCATGTCGTCATGCTTCCCATGTGGGAAGGAAAGCATCTCATGTTCAAAGTCGTGTAGCCATGCCGCTCCTTTTCTAAAAATCACACGACCCGACTGCACATATCCAGCCACAGCTTCCGCGCGTAAGCGCTTAGAACGTCCAAGCCTACTCTCGGGTTCCATGGGAATGATGGGCAATGAAGATTCTTTGCGAAGAGACTGAACCATGGACTGCCCAGCAACACGGTTCTCTATGCACACCCTAGAAATACGGAAGTGTCTACTCCAAAGTTCATACTGCTCAAACATTTTTGCTTTCAGTGTCGGAAAATTCCAGTGCCCCCGAACTATATCCGCGACGAACACACCGCTCCGAGTTACGAACATAGTCACACCTGCACTATAGTCACCTTCGTCTTTCTCCGTAAGTGCGCAGTCCCACACCTGAAGGGCATAGGTGATCTCATCTTTCTCTGGGAGGGAGTCATACACAAACCAATCCTTCAGGAAGACATCTCCTTCTTCACTGGATGGTCTCTGCTGGAACATCGCATTCCAGTCACGAGGAGGGAGCAGGGTCTTGTATTCTTTCTCCAGTCTCTCTGCAGACCACCAGTCGGGCCAGAGCGCTTCCCCGGGCTGCCGGAAGGCATCCCCGTCCTCAGCAATCGCAGGAAGATTCAAAAGCTTCCAGTTCTTCTCTTCGTTTTTCTCGCTTAAAACCCACCCTATGAGGTCGTCTTCGTGCCAGCGAGTCATCATTATGATAACAGCTCCGCCGGGTTGCAGACGTGTATAAGCAGTCGAAGTGAACCAGTCTTTGATGCTTTCGCGCACCTTATCTGAGTCCGCCTCTTCACGGTTCTTAATGGGGTCGTCGATGATAAGGACATCCGCACCACGTCCTGTGATGGGCCCGCCTACACCAGCAGCAAATACACCTCCGTAATGCCCACCAATGTCCCATGCCTGCTTACTACGTGTTTGTTCATCTACTCTCACTGGAGCAGGAATAGCATCCTTGGTAGCCATCTCACCAAAGAGCTTCTTGTACTCAGTAACCTCAACAAGATTACGCACTTTCCCAGAGAAGCCTTCTGCAAGTTCGGCTCCATGGGAACAGATCATTACTCGCTTTTCTGGATTGCGTCCGAGAAACCACGCAGGAAAGAACCATGAGACGTGTAGAGACTTACCGTGTCGAGGTGGCATGGTGACCACGAGCCTGCCATTCCCTTCTTTTCCCTCCGTAGCCACGTACCGCTCAATCTGTTCAAGCTCCTCACAGAGAAGAGCGTGGTGCTTAGCGTGCTCGTATGGAGGATAACAGTAGTCGATGAAGTACCTGAGCTTGAGCCGTGCAAGTTTAATTTTGGCAAGCTCTTCCTCAATCTCAATCTCTTTATGCTTTGCACTTTTTGAAGTAGGTGATTGAGCGAGGTGCTGGATGGACATAGTTTCATGAGGTAGGGAGTGTAAAGACGAGCGTTAGGACAAAGGCAATTACGAGAAGGATGTTGAGAATCCTCATCCAATAACATTTTTAAAGTCAGGATTATCCAGTTTATTCTCCTTCATGTCCAACTCATAGAGACGCTTCACCTCAACATCGAATTTGGAAATATCCAAAAACTGACTGACCATCTTTGCAAGATACTCACGCACGCGGGGTGAGTCACTGATGTAATCAATCTGGTACAGGAACCTTCTCCGTAGTGTTTCCATGTCTGGCATATTTAACACCATAGCAAAAGACCCCCGAGGGGGTCTA